CCTGATCCGTCTGCAAGCAATGCCGGGGATGAGGATGAGAACGATGGGGAGGACGAGGAGGAATCCTCTTCCAAGGACAAGGAGGAGGGCGACGAAGGAGGCGAATCCATCGACAAGGTGACCATTACCTATCCCCGCGACCGCATGGAAGACGTGGCGCGGTTGCTCGGACTGTCGAGCATCGCCAAGAAGAAATACCGGCTGGATGAGTTGGTGTAGGGAAGAAAGGAGAATGACTATGGGAAAAAGAATGACAATGAACGACTACCGGAGGATGCAGGAGCTGCGCATCGACATCATCTCCGGGCTCTATAAGCGCGGCTACAGTTACACAGCCATGCGTGAGGAGGTGATGGCACGGCTCAACCTGCCCACCTACTCGCTGCGCACGGTGAAGAAGGACGTGGACCGCATGTTGGCCGAGTGGCGCAAGACGCGCATCGACAACCTGGACAGCGCCCTGCAACTGGAGTTGGAACGCACCGACGATATCATGCGTGAGGCGTGGGCCGCCTGGGAGAAGAGCAAGCAGGACGGCGAGCGTGTGCGCACCACCCGGAAGGGCAAGAAGGACAAGGAGTCCGGCAAGATAGAGACCACGGGTGTCACGCAGTACAGCGAGGAGTTCTGCGGCTACGGCGATACGCGCTACCTAGATGTGGTGCTGCGCGCGTCGGTGGAGCGCAGGAAGATGTTGGGCCTGTACGCTCCCGAGAAGAAGGAAGTGAGCGGCGAGTTCTCGTTTGAGAGCGCGCTGATGCAAACGGGATTGGTGGAAGCGGATGAAGAGCGCTAAGACGGACATAAAGGGTTTGGCCAAAACGTTCTTCGACCGGTGCAGGAACGACTGGAACTACTTCATCAAGGAGGTGTTCGGTGTGAACCTGGACAAGGAACAGCGTGCCATCGTCACCGCCGTGCAGACGGGCAAGTTCGTGTCGGTGCGCTCGGGTACGGCCCGCGGCAAGGACTTCGTGGCCGCCTGCTGTGCCGTTTGCTGGCTCTACCTCAAGCCCCGCTGGAACGCCAAGGGCGAATTGGTGGAGAACGCCAAGGTGGCCATGACCGCGCCCACGGACCGACAGGTGCTGAACATTATGATTCCCGAAGTGAAGCGACTATTCAACCGTGCCAAGCGCCGCGGGTTCAATCTGCCGGGCCGTGTGACCACCCACGATATCCGCATGGACAACGACGAATGGTTTCTCACGGGATTCAAGGCCGACGAAAACAACCACGAGGCTTGGTCGGGATTCCACGCCGTACACACTTTCTTCGTGGTGACAGAGGCTTCCGGTATCTCGGACGATACCTTTGACGCCATCGAAGGCAACTTGCAGTCTGATGCCTGCATCCTGATTGTGTTCAACCCCAACACCACGGTTGGCTATGCGGCCAAGAGCCAGAAGTCCGACCGCTGGCAACGCTTCTGCCTGAACAGCCTCACGGCGCCCAATGTGGTGGAGAAACGCAACATCATTCCCGGACAGGTGGATTACGAGTGGGTGGAGGACAAGGTGAGGAACTGGTGTCACCCCATCCGGAAGGAAGAGGTGTCGGTCAAGGAGGATGACTTCGAGTTTGAGGGCTGTTGGTACCGGCCGAGCGACCTCTTCCGCAAGAAGGTGTTGGGCCAGTTCCCCAAGGTGGAGGAGGATGCCCTTATCCCGCTGCATTGGGTCGAAATGGCCCGCGAACGGTGGCAGGGTTACCGGCTGTCCAACCGCAACGGCGGGCGCTATGGCATCGACGTGGCCGGCATGGGACGCGACAACAGCGTGCGCTGCTCGCGCTTCGATAATTATGTGGCGGAGTTCGCCAAGCATAATTCGGGCGGCAAGGCCGACCACATGCGCGTGGCGGGCGATATCATGGCCATCATGAAGAGCACCACCAACTCCACGGTCTTCATCGACACCATCGGTGAGGGCGCCGGCGTGTTTTCTCGCTGCGAGGAGGTATGCGATGAGGAACGGCTGAAAGCGAAGAAACGCAACATCCACAGTTGCAAGTTCAGCGAGGGAGCCAAGGACAAGCACGGCAAGCCGCTGACCGACCTGACGGGACAGTACACCTTCGCCAACATGCGCGCTTATCTGGCGTGGTGCGTGAGGGAGTGGCTCGACCCCGACAACCATACGGACGCCATGCTGCCGCCAGGCGGTACGTTCGCCGAGGAGGCGACCGAGATACGGTGGTCGTTCACCAGCAGCGGACACATCCTTATTGAGCCGAAGGATGACATCAAGGCGCGCCTGGGCTACTCTCCGGACGAGTTTGACGCGCTGGCCAATACCTTCTACCCACGTGAGGCGGTGCCCGAACGCAAGAACAATCGGCCGGAGGAATATGACGAAGACGAAGTTTACTATTAAAAAACAAATAGCGATATGAAGACGATTGAAGAGATTTTAAGCCAGACGAATGCGCCGCAAATGGCCATTCGCGACCTGATGGTGAAGAGTAAGGAAGTGATTCCATGGGCCAAACTGGTGAGGGAGTATGAACCCAAGTACCACCCCGTCATGACCGACAAGGCCTACCGTGACGTGGTGACGAAGAACGGCCCGGTGAGACAGTGCCGCATTACGCTGGGTCTGCAGAAACTGGCCGTGAAACGCATGACCGAACTTATTTTCGGCATCCCCGTGAAGCGTGTGTACAAGGCCAAGGACGATAACGAGAAGAAGGTGGCGCAAATCATGGAGGCCATTTTCCGCAAGAACAAGATGGATAGCGAGAACATCAAGCGCGGACGCCAGTTCTATGCCTCGTGTGAGTTCGCCACCATCTGGTACACGCAGATGACCGATGCAAACTATGCGGGCGAGAAGAGCCGCCTGAAACTGCGCTGCAAGACCTACTCACCCATGACTGGCGCGCTGATCTATCCGCTCTTCGACGAGTACGACGACCTGATAGCCCTCTCGGTACAGTACACACGTGAGGTGAGCCGCACGACGGTGACCTACTTCGAGACCTACACCGACCGCAAGCACATCCGTTGGGTGCTGGGCGGAAGCCATTGGGAGGAGGAACTGAACGAGGATATCTACATCGGCAAGATACCGGGTGTGTATGCCTACCGTCCCGAGCCGATTTGGGAGGATGAGAGCAAGAACGTGTTCGAGGCGGAATGGTCGCTGAGCCGTAACGGTAACTACCTGCGCAAGAACAGCCGTCCCAACTGGGTGGTGTTCTGCGATGAGGATGTGACCTTCGGCGAGGAAGACCAGAAGGACAGCGCCGCCCGCAACGTGCTGAAGTATCCGGCCAGTGCCAAGGCGGGGTACCAGACATGGGAGCAGGCTATCGACAGCCTGAAGTTCCATATCGAGACCATCCGTCAGAACTTCTTCGTACAGCTCCAACTCCCGGATATGTCGTTCGACACCATGAAGACCACGCCCATGAGCGGCGAGGCACGCAAGATGATGTTCGTGGACGGACAACTGAAGGTGACAGACGAGAGCGGTGACTGGCTCGACGTGTTCTACCGCGAGATCAATGTGGTGAAGGCCTTCATGAAGAAGATGTATCCCTCTTTGGAGGCTGCCATCGAATCGCTGGATGTGGACGTGGTGATTACCCCTTACAACATCAAGGACGACAGCGAGCAAATCAAGAACCTGACCGACGCCACCGGCGGACGGGCCATCATGGCACGCCGAACGGCCGTCAGAAACTTCGGAATGGTGGATGATGTGGATGAGGAACTGAAACTGATTGAGGAGGACGAGAGCCGTGATTCCATGAGCGGATTCGGCGAACCCACTATGTAAAACGATAACCGAACGATACCATGCCCAAAGCAAACGAATTCGACAAACAGCACCTCACGAACCTTGCCAAGGCGACAAGGAGGGTGGACTTGCTCTACAAGCAGGCGGCCGACAAGCTGTCCCGCATCGCCCAGCGTACCGGACACAACGAGGAGGAACCTTTCTCGTTCGACGACTATCCTGCCGCCAAGAAGCAGGCGGAGAAGGTGTACCGCGAACTGTACAGCGGCCTTTGCGACCTTATCACCACCGGCGAGGAGGAAGCCTGGAGCCTGAGCTACGACAAGAACTCCTCGTGGGTGGACAAACTCACTCGGAACAGCGGCCTCACGTCGGAGCAGATTGATTCCTTCAAACCGAGGAACATGGAGGCGCTGGTCGCCTTCCAGGACCGCAAGGTGAATGGGATGAAACTCTCGGAGTACGTGTGGAGCATCGTGGACAACGGCAAGCCCGAATTCGAACTTGCTTTGGACGTGGCGTTGGGTGACGGGCGCAGTGCGGCCCAACTGAGCCGCGACATCCGCAAGTTCCTCAAGGAGCCGGACAAACTCTTCCGCCGTGTGAAGGACAAGGAGGGCAACTTGCGCCTTTCGGAGCGTGCCAAGAACTACCACCCGGGACAAGGTGTTTACCGCTCGTCCTACAAGAACGCCATGCGCCTGAGCCGTACCGAAATCAACATGGCCTACCATACCGCCGATTACGAGGCGTGGAAGGACAACAAACTGGTGCTGGGCTACGAGATCATCCTTTCGAACAACCATCTCTCTGATGTATGCGACATGCTGGCGGGCAAGTATCCCTCTGATTTCAAGTTCGTGGGGTGGCATCCGCAGTGCCGGTGCGTGGCGGTGCCTATCACACCCTCGCAGGAGGAGTTCCTGGACTATGCGCAGAAGATGATCGACGGAGAGGACGTGTCGGACTACGAGTTCGAGAAGGTGGACTTTGACGGCCCCGACAAGTTGGCCGACTGGGCGGAGGAGAACCGAGAGCGGGCCAAGAACTGGGCCAATATGCCGTACTTCGTTACCGACAACCCGAAGTATGTGCCGCTGATAGAGGATACCACTGACCTGAAGAACTACTCGCAGGCCATGCAGGATAACTTCCGTGTGCTGGAAACGGCACTCGGCGTGAATCGCGGCTCGTCCATGACCTTCGAGGAGGCCAACGAGATGAGGGGCAATCCGCACTACGGTGAGAGCGAAGCATACCGCATCAACTGCCAGACATGCGTGGTGGCCAATGAGCTCAGAAGACGCGGTTTCCCCGTGGAGGCTTTACCTAATCTCAAAGGCAGCGTGCAGTCCATGCTGGCCCGTAAGACAGAAAACGCTTGGCTGGACGAAAAGGGCAATATCCCAAGCAAATTCTATATTGGCGGGCAAGCGAAATGGAAAGGGATTAATGTGATATATCCCAAAATTAGTTGGAAAGAATTCAGGGAAGCAACAGCGGAACCTGGTCGTTATCATGTAGACTGGCTTTGGAAAAGGTCACGTTCTGGCCATATCGTCACCTTCGAACGCTTTGCCGATGGAACTTGCCGCTGGTATGACCCGCAGACTGGAGCCATCAACTTTATGACCCGAGATTATGCTTCGCGTATCAAGGGCATGAGCGTGTTGCGCGTTGATAATCTGACCGCCAATCCGGAGGTTTGCGGCAAGGTGCTCACCAAGGCTTCGAGCAAGGCGGTGAGCGGCGCGGCAAGTAAGGCTGGAGGGATAGGCACAGTTGCGACCGATGAGTTCCGTGGCATGACGAAGTTAATCCAGGACTATTACAAGGCGGGAACCAATAGGGAGAAGGTTGAAATCCTTCAGACGATTATCAGCAGCAAGAGTTTCAAACGGTTGAATTATCATTCAACGGCAAAGAATTCCATTTTTGGCGTCAATATGGGCGACTTTGACAAGTTGTTAAAGAAAAACGAGATGCCGAAGAACTTAACGATTGCCAAGAAGTTGCTGGCTAACAAGATGGATGTATATCTTATGCCAAATCCAAATAGTGGGAAAAGTGCAGACTATGTTGTGGCACGCAATGGGAAAATTTTCTGCCTTGAAGGTAAAACACTGAATGGGGCTAGTTCTCTTGATCATTTACTTAGTAAAGGTTCAAAGCAGTCTGAACGAATTGTTGTGGATATTCTTGGTACGAATGATACGAACTATATTGCGAATGAAGTAAAGAATGCGTTTATGCAAAGTTCGTTACTGAATGAGGTCTTCTTATTAAAGGGAACGAGATTGATAAAAGTAGATAGGCGTATTGTTTCATCGAAAAATTTTAGAAGCGACTTCCGTAAGTTATGGGAAAAATCAAAATAAAAAAAGAGGATACAAGTACCCTCTTCAAACCGCACTATCCGTGGAGGTGCGATTTCACGAACTTAATCGGTGCTGCTCGAAGGTATCCTCATCTTGCGATGCAAACGTGCCCTAAGAACACCGCAAATATACGACTAATATTTTAAAAACCAATCATTATGAACGAAAAAATAACTAAAATTGCGAAAAAGATGGCTCAAAAGAGTATCTATGACGATGTGAAGTACCTCGGCAAGTGGAACGGCTATGATGTCTACGAGCCGACCTTTAACGACGATGAGGAGCACTGCATCGGCATCCCCCAGTTCCTCCTTGCCAAGGGCAAGATACTCCGATGGACGAAGAATCAGGATGAAAGTTTTGCCATCATGGACAAACTCGTTATTAATTAAGAGTTTAATTAACTAAATTGTATTAATATTTTGGCAAATGTGATGGATTTTCCATCAATAATATATAGCTTTGTATGAACCAAAAAT